GGAGTAGACTTGCTGTAAGAACCACCAAGCAGTCTTGACGTGGCCCTCTTTGACTATTACCTTGTTGTAGTCCCCTTCTACATGACTGAATAGTCGTATCGCCATGGCGATTGCGACCCGAGCCAGCTTCTTAGAGAAGTCCGAGGACACTAAAGGAATGATTGGGTGATACATTGCTCTAGCCGTGTCTGATAGAACGTCGATTAGGTGTTCGGCATTTTCTTCGAAGACTATCTGGTCTAACGAGTCTAAGTTTCGTGACCAAGCCCACAGCAATAGAGCACGACTGCTAATCGTGTCGTATCGAGGTTCCTCTGGAGGAAACGCGGTGAGAATGGCTTCGATGTCAGTCATGTCTACTTCTTCCGAAGTTAGCATGAGAGCGAAGTCTAGACGCCTAACGTCTTCTGCTGTCCCAAATAGGCTCTCGAGTACATTGACACCGTAGCGCTCGTCTGCGAGCTGAGTTTGACCCCGATCTCCTCTACGTGGGTTAGAGAGCCAAAGGATCCTCGTACGAGCGAGAGCCTCTCCTTGACGGATGTGGGTGATCTTTACCTTACCCTCTTCGCCTCGGACTGAAGTCATTTTGTTGATGTCCTGTACAGATAAGCCGGACATCTCGTCGATGCATACCATACGTAGGTCGTTCTGAGGTAGCTGACCCCAAGTGTTAATCCATCCTATGCCGTCTACGTATTGCGTACCGCCTACCATGCCGGCAAACGTAGCAGCTTCCCCGGATAGTATCTTGCCTAAGCCATAGTGTTCGACAAGTTTAGCTGCTACTTTCGTCTTCGCCGTACCAGTATCTCCTACGACTATCGCATCGATTCTTCCCTTTTCTTCAAGTCCTTTCCATTGGAATCGAAGAGCGGAGAACATCGTAATGTCCACAGCCATATGTAGGAACTGCCTACTGTATATACGGGTGATATTCCTCTGTTGGTCTTCGTGAATGTCTTCCAGCTTATCGCGGATGCTTTGTCCTTTCTTAAGGCGGTACAGATTGTCTAGCTTCTCTGCCATGTCCGCGTTAAGTTTGAAGTTCACGACTTGGTCTTCTGTAGGGCTTAGCTCAGCCGCTACTATGATTCGGTTCTCAGTTATCGGGTGAGCATCGATCCATCCTCGTAGGTCGTACTGACCTCCAAGTCGGGGATACTCGTCATTCTCTTTCTGGAAGTAGTACGCGATATGCATACCGGAGGACTGCTGAACTCTCTCGTGCTGTACAGACTCTACTTGCAGGGTATGTACGTAGTATTGGGCCTCGATTTGGTATTCCGGTGATGTACAGTTGCCGGGAATCCCCCGCATCTCTCGCAGAAGAGTCTGCATCTGATTCTTCCTGGTAGCCAACAACAACGAATCCACTGAAGGCATTATTCGAGACACAGGCTCGTTGTGGAAGTTGAATACACACGTTCGACACCCCTTCTTGTCTGTCGATCGGTGCTTGCAGTCCCAACGAATTACTCTCGGGATGATAAGCGGGCTATTAGCTTCGCCCACGACCTTGACCAGAAACTCTCTGGGGAAAGCTGTTCCAATTCTCGTTGGATCAACAGCAGTCTCGTCGAGGTCTGCTGGACTGTACTGTTCAGGAAGTCCAATGCCTCCTGCAATTCCCGTAAGGATGTCCGGATTCTTGACTGTTGGTTCCGTAGAAGTGATAAGGTCGGCGAAGTCCTTGTGAGAGTGCTTGAGGAAGAAGAGATTGAGGTCGGTACCTTCTTCTGGAAGAACGATACGACGAACTTCCTTAGCCGAGTACCTAACGAGAAGAGTCTGAGCAACTGTCTGCCCTCCTTTGATCCCGGCTTCATCTGAGTCGTAAACAACGCTGATCTTCTTGTCCCGGAGTAACTCAGGATGCGTAACGTATCCGTCTGCAACTCGTGGAAAGGATCCTGCTCCTCCTGTACCTGTGAAAGCACGAACCACTCCTTTGCTCATAGCGGAGATGGTATCCATCTCTCCTTCAGTTAGTACCCACCACTTGGAGTCGTCCCACTTGAGCATTTCTTGCAAGGGCCAAAAGCGAGGAGGACTACCGAGCGAAGTAATACCTCCAGGAAGCGTATAAGAGATAACCTTACCGGACCCCTCACGCCTGCTACTGTGCATTCGTACGTTAACGACCTGTCCCCGCGAGTTCTGTACCGGTAGTGTAGTACGGTATTGTTTCCGGTCGTAACCGATTCGGAGTCTTTTGAGGACTTCACTGCTGAACCCTCGCTTGTCTATTAGGTACTCTTGATGTTCCTGGCTACCCCAGAGAGCATCCTCCCACGCCTGCAGTTGGTCTTCAGAGATGGGAAATACTCCTTTGAAGGAGTTCCCGGCTTCGAAGTAATCCCTTAAGTCGAGAGCGGCTCGCTGAGCAATCTCGAAGTAGTACTGAAGGAAGTGAACAGCATCTCCGCCTTCCTTAGGCCTACCTAGCTGGTTGCTGGGGCAGTCGGGCGCCTTACAGTGCCAGTAACCAGTCTTGATGCTGATGGAGAATGAAGGACTATCTTCCTTGTGGAACGGACATAGTATCTCCACGTTTCCATCTGGACGAGCTTTGCTCAGGTATGGCTCGAGAGGATAAGGAAGTACCTCGCCCCAGAAGCGAGTGTGATCCTTTATTCCAGGCACGGCTATTCAGAATCATCCGCAGCTGTGCCTTCCTTATCCTCGTTCGGAGGCGACATGATGTTGTTCTCTGCCCACTGGATCAGAACGAACTCACACTGCGACTTTAGTGACCGGAAGTTTGATTGCGCATACGCCTGAATGGCGTTGTAGACATCGATCGGGACACGTATGTTGATCTGCCCCATAGGCAGCCTCATAGCCTGGCCACGAATCTTAACATGTGCCTGCGTCTCGGCCATAGAGACCCCTTTCGGATAGACTGCTGTACTTATATTATAACATATGACTAATCAATCCTTCAAGAGGAGAAAAAAAAGAATATTTTCTCCTATACTATGTCCTCCGGACGGATATCCACAGTTTCCTTCCACTCCTGCTCCTCTTCTTTTGCTCTTTGTTTCTCCTCCTGCTCTTTTCGGTACTGTCGAACCCACTGCTCAAGAGACCACACTATCTGGTTTCTGAGAGACCTCATCTGCTGTACGGCAATTGCTTTCAACTCCTCTTTGAGGTCGTTTTCCAAAGCGATCATAACGTTAGATTTTTCCATCATCATTCCTTTCTCTGTAAGTACAGATTTTATATCACCATTATAATTGGAAGTTTTCATTCCTGCAAGGTTCCAGAAAGAAAGTCTGGCTGGAGTTACCTAGGTTGTTTCTAGTTTGTTGCTGGGTTGTTTCTGGTTTTGATATCACTTTCAGCCTGGTGAGGGTCGCAAACCATGTGTTTACGCACAGTTTCATTTTGAGACCACCCACTGTGTACACCCGTATAAACAGTAGTGAAACGCAATGTTTCATCATTTGTTTTTCTTGCTGCTTGCTGCTCAGCGCTAAAAAATGCGTGGGGGCATAAAGAGCAATTTTGTTTTTTCTATAGCTGCTTAGCAAGAAAAAACAAAAATCTGTTTCAGGTCACACCCGTAGAAACAGTGCGTTTGCATGCGTTTCCCCCCGATATCTGTATTAGGCCAAATGTTGGTCTACTGTTTCAGATTCACCCTGATTTTCCGTGGGGTAGCCTAGTCTTTCCTTGACCTTTGCCACGATTTCATCCACGCCTTCCTTACCGTAGTTGTCGATCCGACGATCGAGCTCCTCTTGGTAGATAAACCCAAGCTGGCAAGCTCGGAGCATGAGGACGGTCTTCTCGATGTTCTCGCCACAGACATCCTTGTAGAGCATCCAGATTCTAGGTCCGTAGATATCGAGGGTATCCATCCACATGATAGTCCCTAAGCCCCCCAAAGCACTCAATGGATCAACTCTTTCGGTCTCCTTGAGTAGTTTCATGAGCACAACTAGAGCTCCTGGGTTTCCCTCAGACATCGTCGTTAGCACATCAATAGTAGTCATGTCAAGCTTGATTCGTGATCCCATCATGGCTCCTTCTAGAAATGTCCTGGCTCTGATCCCTTTTTGCGAAACGTCCACAAAGTTGCGGCACAGTATGCCGTAGTAGCGACACAGTAACCAATGAGCAAGCCGAGCAAGAAACCCTGAATCCAACCGCCTTCCATCACTCCACCCCCTTGTACTTGCGAGCGAGGTCGACAATCTCTAGCCACTTTGCGCGGTAAACTTCCGAGCCAAGCAATAGTGCTGACTTGCCTAACTCCAGCACCGCCTCGGCTAGCTTCTCCACTTGGGCGAGGCGGGATTCAAGGGCTGCCCGAGTCGGTGGGGCGTCGGCCAGGGAATAGCAGTTACCGCGTTCGCCACAGGCTTGACAGTCAGGAGAAATGTCCTCAGTGCGTACTGTCTTGATGCTCATCACTCACCCCATAGACAAGATTTGCATGACAAAAGCGAACAGGATGAACAGCGACCCTATCACGACCATCACCAAGCCAAAGATGTAGGCCCAATCCCGCTTCATGACAGTAGCTCCTCAATCGTCGAGTATACTCTCTTCCACTCTTCGGCACTCAGGATAGGCGACCCTACCCAAGATACTAGACGCTTGTCGTACGTGCCTAGAATGCCATGAGTATGAAGCTTGAAGGTCAGTTGGACACCCTTATCTGATGGAGCTAAGTGAGCTTCTAGGTACTTCCTAGAATCCGCCATCTGCCGGATTATAAGTACTACTGTTTCACTCACTTACCACCTACCTTCTCCGTAGAAAGGCCATTTCATTTCCACTTCTCCTTGTAGTCAGCCAAGGCAGTCTGGAGATTACCTAATTCGAGAAACCTTGGATTAGGTAGGTAGAGACGTTGAGCAATGGCATCCGTAGCCTCTACAGCATCTATCACCTTCTTCGCGTCGGTCAATTGCTGACGAGCGGCGAGCAGTTCGCAGGCGAGATGGTGCAGGGCTTTCACATAGATTGGCCCGTATTTATCCTCTCTAGCCCACTTCTCTAGCTCTGCGTCGGTATAGTGCTCGGTCATGGCAGGCATAGCTCAATGACTTCTTGGAGATGACGAAGACCATCCATCTCCGTAACAGGGATCTTCTCCCAAGTTCTAAAGGTCACCAAGTCGTGGAGAGTCATGTAGGTCTCTTGAGACAGATCGTCTTGACCGGCTTCTGCAAGCTCCTTCAGCTCGTTTAGGACGATATCAAGCTCGTCGATGTCGAAGACCTCTCCTATTTGTCGAGTGTCTTCTTCATCTGACTTCGCGATCTCCTCTTCCTTCTCCTTCTGCTTCTCCGCAAGCTGGATTAGGTACTCGAGGTCCTTCTTCGTAAAGTCCATAGTAGTTCCCTTCCGACGAAGTGCTATATTGTGCTATCACAATTATATAGCATTCCTTTAAGGACTTCAATAGAAAAAGAGCCCGAGAGTGCTAAGACTCTCGGGCTCTCTGGGCGATCTTAGGTAGGTAGATCTGCATCCCCTCCGGGAAGCTCTCCGCCGCCTTCCGCCGCCAGAACGTCGGTGACGTTGTTGACTTCCGCTCCCTCGTAGATTCTCTTCCGGACCTTGACTCGGCAGATCTTCCCAGGGAGATCTGAGAGGAGCTGCTGAACACTGAAGGAGTCTGACGGGTAGCTCAGACTGTTCAGGTATCTCTTCAAGAACGGCTTGCCTTGCTCGGTCAGCATCCAGTTCTGGAAGAACTTACGGTTCTCGTAAGGCTCCTCAGTGACACTGAACATGACCTTGATCATGGGGTTGCCCGACTCTTTGGCCTTCACGAACTCAGCTGTCTCGATGATGACGTTGTAAATGCCGGCAGGCAGGGGCTCGAACGTAGCTTCCTGAGTGTCACTCAGATCGATGACTAGATCGTCGTCGTCGATGTGTTCGTCAGGTAGAAGTGGTGCAGGTGACATGTGATGTCCTTTCTTAAACGATGTCTGATGCGGCTTCCGTTTCTTTGGCTTCCAACTGCGGGCTTGACAAGTCAAACAGCAGTCGGAAAATCATGTTCATGTCTGGGTTCTCCAAATAGCCTCCTAGCTTCCCTCCTCGATCTTTGGCCGTATACTTCCCAGAGGGGGAAGTAAGAAGTATACGCTTCAACGGATTGTTGTCTCCCGCCGGCTTCTCGGGATCGGCAGATGTGACATAGAGGTATGCCACGTTGTCGACATACGCAGGCATCTGCGAGGATAGTCGATCAGTAAGGAAAGGACCAACAGACTTCTTCTGAGTACGTTCATCTTGTACCACCGCGGCTAGAGCAGTGAAGATAGTATTCCTGGGAAGGTTACGTAGATCTCGTACCAGTCGCTTGATCCGATTGCCTGCGACCAAGTAGTGCTGTAACTGCGGTAGGTCAGGATCGACTTCCTCGGGCTTCAACAAACTAGCAGACATGACCACATCCAGTAAGGCCATCTGATAGGCATCAGTGAGGCTATCCAAGATAATGGTCTTGTACTTGCTTAGCTTGCCCTCGAGAAGACTGTTTACGATGGACAGTAACACAGTCCATCCAGTAACGTGGGAGCTATCAGCTACCTCGCCAATGGTCACTACATCGATGTCCATATGTTGGACTGTCTTCTTGCCTGCTTCGACGTCGATAAGCAACGCTGGTCTACCGAAGTCACTCTGATCCGCGGTCGCTGCTAGGTAGGTCTTGCCTACTCCCGAGTCTCCGTAGATAATCATGTTGACGAACTTGGTTGCTTCCCTCGCTGGCTTGATGTGGGGACCGAGATCGATCTTCGCGTGTTGCCCGTACGTAACCATCTCTTTCTTCTCCTCTGGCGTTTATTATCGACGCCGTGTGGGATAATGTAGCCTAACACAATCTCCAGGAACCCGATGACTTGTCTCCACTCTTCTACAGTGAGTGCTGGTGTCGCTACGAACTTACTAACTCCGGGTTCATATCCGTCCATAAAGGAGACCTTGAACTTGAGAGTCAGCTTCTTGTCGTCGTAGTACACAATAGCTTCCAGGTTATTCCTGATCTGTGTACTACCAGTTAGCAAGTGGAGCTCTTTAGGCTTCTTCATATTGGGTTCACGTACTCCTGGATGATCCCTAGAGCAGCGTCGTAGCCCGCACACTCCATAACTCGTTGGTGCATCTCGGTGAACTTCTCTTGTTGACCAACGAGTCTCATAGCTCGACGAACTCTCCCTAGGATAGAGAAGATGTTACCATCCTCGTCTACGAGCTTAACGTTGACACGTTCTTCTTCGGGGATACCTAGTTGCTCAGGAGGTGCAACCATTTTGACTCCTGTCATAGCCGTCGGTCTTTCCATGCCAGCAGTCGTCACAGTACCCTCTATAACACTCCTCCAGAGCTATTGGATTTCCACAGGCAGTGCACGTACCCCGAACACTCGACACAACCGTGTAGTAAGGCATGCCTCCAGGTAGAGCTGGCCAGAGATCCCTAGGCAAAGGACAACAGACCATCTTAGTGGCCATGCCTAGCAAGAACAACTGCTCCATAGTCGCATGGAGGCCTGTCCATTGATGGTCGTACCTATCCATACAGGCGTTCAAGAAGGACATGCCGCCTCCGAGCTTCTCCTGGAAACTATCAGGAAGCTCAGATAGGAGTAGCTTGATCTCCTTCTCGTACGAGGCTAGCCGGCCAGGATGAAAGTGTACCGTAGCCAAGATTCCGATAGCTTCTACGTAGTCTGCCTTATCCTCTTCTTCGCTGAATAGACAGTCTCGGAAGATCGTGTCTACTCTGGATGCGTTTAGGTCACTCATCTCTCACATCCCCGTAGTAACCAATGCGCTCTACGTACTCCCCTGTACCGTACAAGTACTCGGTTATGTCCACACCGTCATTGAGAGCCAAGCACACTTCTTTGAAGTCACACCGCCACGTGCAATCCCAAGTAGGTGTTGGAACGATGTGAGTAGGTCTACGCATGTCGTAGTACTCATGCACGATACTCTTTCCGACGTGATCGATCTCGGCTTGAGAGTGTCTCACCCAAGTGATCCGTACATAGCCCTTACCCTGACGTTCCTTCTCGTATAGGTTGTCCAGCATGGCTATGTAGTCGGTATCAGCTCTACGGTGGATGTTCTGCTCTAGCTCTTCTAGAGTACCTTCCCAGCCTTCGAGTTGAGCGACTGTCTCAAGCCAAACATCAGGTGTAGTGTCAGTTGCCTTGTTACAAGACACCCGTTTGCCTTGGTACACAATATCGGGAATCCTTGGCTTCTTCTTCCGAAGCTCGATGTAGACCACACCGAGATACTTGTCCTTCTTATCTCCCCCTCGTTGCTCCTGTTGCTTAGCCCAGATGTATGACGTCCACTGTTCGTCGAACTGCAGACGTTCTGGGTCTCGCATCTGTGCTACCGACTTGTACTCACCCAGCCACAGGTTGGGATCTCTAAGATCCTCTGTGTCATCCATCACGAAGTCGATGTGGCCGTCGTAAGTTGCTCGCAGTCGGTTCCCTGAGCGGTAATCGTAGAGTGGTACACTAAACGGTACTTCACTAGCGATTACCTTGAACTTGGCCACGCGCTTGTGCCAGAGCATGTAGGTGTGACACATAGCCAAGCCTAGCTCGAGTAGTCCGTCTAACTCTTCCTCTTGCTCAGGAGAGAAGCCCTGCCAATTCATCTTCTGGGCTAGATTCGCTCGAGCGACTTTCTGACAGATCTCGAACACCTCTTCTAGGTTGTCCACAGTTAATGGACCGCCGAGGTAGATGTCCTTCTCCCCCTGGGGCGTAGGATAGGACCACATTGTGCCAGTAACAGTTGGATTCGATACGACACAGTGGGCGAGGGCTTCGTGAAGGAGTTTGCCCAACCAGAGCTTGTCGTTAGGCCAGGCACGCTCGAGATTGAGCTGAAGAGGACTAGAGAAGAACCACTTACGACGGCATTGCTTGAAGGCAGTCCTGTCACTGGTGTGGATGTGCAGGACCTTATGAGGCGGGTGAATTACAAGTGGGAGTAAGTTATGTCTTGGGATGTCGATCATGTTCCTCCGTTCAGATAACTGCTTAGCCATAATTATAACATGGACCATGAGCCTCCTTCAATGGGTGTTGGCTGTCCGACTAAAACGAGATGTCGTCGCTCGCGGACCCTCTATACCCGAGTGACCCCGACTGATCAGGAAAGTGCTTGTCTCCTGGCTTGGCTAGAGCTTCTTTCTCTTGATACGCATTCACCGCGGCTACAATGAGTTTGTACCTCTCCTCAATTACTCCGTTAAGTGAAGACGAAGAAAAAGCAGGCTCCCGGAGTATAATTCCAACAGCTCCTCTAGTACCTACTTCGCGGACAGTATGAATTGTGTACTCGAGAGGAGGATCTACTTTATGATCGTACCCTCGAAAGGACTCTCGATTTGTCTGCTTAGCATGAGACTTGACATATTCCCATTTCTTACGTTCCATTGTCACCTCTCTTCAGGATCAATTTTGCCATTTCCTGAATAGCCATCACCTCCGACTTGATGTGTACCTTAGTCTTAATGACCTCAGTCAGTTGATCGTCGATGGTGCCAGGCGCAACCACTTCCGTACAAAGTACTGAATACGTTTGTCCCATACGATATAGACGGTCGCGAGCTTGTAGGTTGTCGTCTGGTACCCAATGCCTGTCCGCAAAAACCACCAGATGACACTTATCCTGTAAGTTAAGGGATTCGCCCATGCTGGCAATTGTACCCACGAGTGCTCGGCATCCAGGATCACTTTTCCACTTCTCAATGGCAGAGTCTCGTTCGTCGACATTCATGCCTCCATGGTAGTACTGAGTTCTAGTTCCGAGTCGCTTAGCTATTTCTTGGGCTAGGATCTCCGTATGCTTCTTGTACCAACAGAACACCAGAACCTTCTCATCTGGTATATCCTCCAAGAACTCAACGATAGCGTCCGTCTTAGCCGAAGGTACATCGAGCCCTAGAATTCGTGGGTCGGCGACGAGTTGTCGTAGCCTTACAAGCTGACTACCTATGCTTGTTGCGTAGCGACTTTCCGGATCGGCAAGGTCATCAAGAGAGCTAATTCCTTGAAGATTGGTATGAAGCTCCTTGAACATGGAAGCATATAGCTCTTTTTGTTCCTTTGCAAGCTCCACTTGAATGACGCGACTCGTTAGTGGGGGCAGCTGGGGTAGCATCAAACTCTTGTCTCGGAGGATCGTGTACCGAGTTAGTATGTAACGGAGGACATTGACGTTCTTAGCACCGACGATCTTAGGGAACCCTGAGGGAGTAGTTTCGAATTCAGTGAAACGATTGACGAATTGCCAGTACGAGGTGAATCGATTTGGATCCAGTGAATTGAGAAGTGGCCACAGTTCTCCTGGTCGATTGCGCATGCCTCCAGAAGCAGTAAGCTCGAACACAACGGGTATCTTCTTTGCGAGTAGAAGCGCTCCACGAGTCCTTGCCGCCTTTCTCCCGGTGAAGTGGTGTGCCTCGTCAAGTATCAAGGAAGCCCAACGACGATTCGCCAAATGAGGAAAGTACTGTCCGCCGACACGTAGCATATCGTGGTTCACAATTACGGTGTCGGCCATCTGCGACAACGCGGCATGCCGCTGCTTCGGAGTTCCTGTTACCACTGCCACAGGGTGAAATGGAAGCCAATTATACGCTTCCGTAGACATCTCGTACTGCTTACCCTGTTTACAGACAATAAGACAAGGGTAAGCATTCATCTCGTCTACGGCAGTCATAGACTCGACTGTCTTACCTGTACCTGTAGGATTGAGGTCTAGAGCTCGTTTGAAGTGCTTCATGAACACGACGTCAGCCCGTTGTATAGGAGTCAGTAGAGTGCAGCCTTCTGCGTCTAAGGCCTCGCGCATCTTCGCGGCGTCACCAGTGATACTGAGGTCCTTCATCAAGAAGAGAGTCACAGCGTCGTCTTCGTGGAGTACTGGGAGCTGCTTCCTCCATCGGTAGACTAACGTCGGCTCTGGAGGGAACGAGTAAGAACCCCCGCCTCTACGAGCACCACCACAGTTCTCAGCTTCGATGCGATCTTCCAGAGAGTCAGGGTGGAAAACTAGCCTGCTGCCGTCTAGGAATACTCTAGCCACGTTCGTCAGACTTAGCTGAGCATCTGGAGCACATGTCTCCCCAAGGAATTAATCCCTCGAAGAACTCGGTCTTGAAGGGAACATTGAGAACGTAAACGCCGCACTTGGCGTTAAGTTCGTCGCGCCAGTGGTCGCGAAATAGGTGCCAGACACCGCGCTGAGAACGGAACCACTTGTGCCTTTTAGTGTACATTGGACTCCCTTCGTTACTTCTTCCAAAACTGCCACCAAGGAGCAGGCTTCGGTTCGGGTGCATATATGTCGAAGTTCAAACTTCCAGCAGCTATGTGGATGCGATCCTCAGTCGTCACCCATAGACTTCGGTCAAGATTAATTTCGTGACCCGCGTTTTGGCCTCCGACTCTATGCGTCCAAACGTTAGCACGTGCATAGAGTCGAAATTCCCCTTTTCGAGGGAATTTGAACAGCCACATAATCTCAGTGGTATTGGTTCGATGTACTTTGCGTTCTTCCTTCTCTATTGGACCTAGCCGGAAGTACTTGCGTCTAGTCACCCTGTCAAACTCGTCCTTTAGTTCTATCCATAGACCCTTACGATGCGGATCGAAGACTATAGACGGGTCCATCCATCCGGCTATCATAGAGTCTCCCTTGTAGTGGTCACGTAGTAGAAGGCTGCGTGGCGAATAGCGTCCCGCATGTGGGTGCTACCTTTCACCCAGAGACCGCACTTCCTGAGATGGTTATCGGTCATTACCTGCTTCACCGATGCGGCCTGTTCTACAATGGGTATACCAAGTCGACGTGCGAACTCCTTGATGATTCCTATTACCTGTACGGCAGGGAACTCATCCCATACTGCTTGGTTCTTCTTCCATGGATATAGTCTCCAGGACTCGTATACGATGACGTCGGCCTCGTTGGTCTCGATTACGTTAGCTACCTCGTCCCATTTTGCCTCACCGCAGACGACGAGCTCTGGGCCATCGAAGAAGGCCCACCCAGTTGTTACTCCAGGATCAAAAGCTAGGACCCTCACTTACCCTGTCTAGAAAGGCTCTAATCCGACATTGCTCTCTTGGTATAGGACACTTGTAGTCGGCTGTCATACGAATCGCATATCCGCAAGACGACCTACAACATTCCCTAACGATCAGGCCAACCGCCTCTCGAAGAAGTTCCTCGGGAGTCGCTTTCATCCCTATCCTTTCTAGGACGTTCTTCTTGTGTCTCTAGTCGACTTCGGTTGATTCTAGTCCAGTTGTATACGACATACGCGAACAGAAAGGTAAGCCCCATGACCATTCCACCGAAGAAGGTCATCGTGGGACTCGTTCGTGTCCATCCCAAGGCACACAGCACGATAGCCACTATGGCTCCGCAGCCTACTATGAACATTCGACCTCCTTGTTACAGAATGACAGGAGCCTTTGGGTGTAGTGGAGACTTCTTGCAGTAGCCCGTCTTCGGCATGATGTAGTTGTGAACGCACTTTCCTTTGACGAGATCCGGGCACTTCTTACAAGGTTTAGACTTACCGAACATGGCTCCTCCTTCTAGTAACGATTTCTTCGTCGGTGCTTGTAAGCAATGGAGAAACGTATCTGACTGGTCGATTGTTGTCACTGTACTTGGGATACAGTCGATCCATAGCATCTTCGGGTTTCTTGATACGGCTATCTTTCTTCTCCTGGGGCAAGAGATAGAAAGCGTCGAAGATAATGAGTATGGCCCAGAGAAGGAAAGCAAAAAGTGCTCCCCAAAGTTTAAGGCTGACCCCAAAGCCGATTAGCATTCCCATGCAAACGAACTGGAATCTAATGATGTGTTTCCGCACGCTTACCCCCTATCGTCGAATGCGGGCCAATCAAAGTCGTCTGAGTCTGCAGGAGGTCTCGTCAGTCGATCTCCTCTTAGGCTCAGAGGAGGACGATCCTCATAGTCTCTATCACGAGGCCTGCGTCGTCCGTGGGATATCTCTATATCGATCTCCCGGTCGATGCGGTTGATACGAGCTTCGTCGTTGGCTGCCAGGTCTTCTTCGTCTCGCATCTTGTCGTAGAACTCTTGCTTCTTACGACTGCCTGCGGGCCCCCATTCTCTCATGGCGTTGTAAGTTCGCTCCTCGTAGATCTCGGCCATCTTCAGATGGTACTCGAGATCCCGTTCGTATATCTCGCGGAGGAACTTAAGCCACAAGAGACGCAGTTGTCCCATCACTCACCTCCACCTGGCAGTGGCGGCAGTGTTAGCTGGGCGATCTCAGCCATAGCTGACTCGGCTTGAGTCTTAACTGCCATAGCCATATCGGAGGTGATCTTGGCTACACGACGTAGACCAGCTATGTTCCTGGTCTGCTCTTCGATTATGTTCAGCAACTGAATGGCGTCCATAGCTGCTGCCCCAAACACTTCGGTAAGGGCTGCTGGATCCGTCTCGAAGAGCTTACTCAGACGTATCCATCTACCCTTACATTCTTCGAAGCTCCACCCCTCAACCATTTTCGCTCCCTTCCCAGTTGACTAGCTGACTCGGTTGTGCGTAGTCATGACACTCGTCCTTCAAGTAGTGTAGGGAACACTTCTCGTTCTTGTGACTCCAGTTACCACACAGAGAACATCGATTCTGGGGCTTCTCCAGAACTCGTATTCCAACTAGCTCTGGTTCCTCCTCTTGCATTTCGAGGAAGAGGACTTCCAAGTCTACAGGGTTCAAAAAAGGATTTTTCAAAGCGGTACGAATCTTCTGTAGTACTCGACCCTGCCAGATGTTGTGGGCTTTGTATGTATCAGCCTTAGCTTCTAAGCCCTCGACGTCGTGTAGAAGGGCAACAGCTTGTTCCTTGAGAGTGTCTCGTTCTCCTGAGACCACCGTGAGTTCCCATCGTATAGCGGCGAGTACACGAACAAGCTCTCCATGATCCAAGCCGCTTACTGCAGCGGTCATCTTAAGGTACTCTTCAGTAGACACCTGATGCCGCTCGCGGGTGTTAGGAAGCAGTGAAGGCCTCTCGGGGTCAGTCAGTCCACCCATTCGCGTCTCCTTGATATCGCTCCAGCGTCGAGACACTTCTCATAAGGGAAATACCGAAAGTCACTCGAGTACTCTATTGCCGTCCAAGTAGCACAGACCGCTAGCACTTCACCTGCTGTCTCCACTATTCGACGCAAGGCCTCGAGATAAGACGAACAGCTCTCCAGTCTGAGTGTGATGAGTATCACTCTTTGGACCTCTGAAATAGGTGCCAGACGAACATATCGTCGCTCGTCATGAAAGTGCCGATGTAGTCTCCTTCTGGAACGTCGTGACCCGTACCAGTAATCATGAAGGCCACTGTCTCCAGAGGGTTTTCGGGTTCGACTAGGACCCAGAGGTAAGGATTTCGACGTTGCATACCAAGATGTAGCACCTGAGCATCTGAGGGCATATCAATCCAGAACTCAACCTCAAGAGGCACAGGGTACTTCCAAATGGTCTTCATTGCTCCTGCTCCTCTTCAGGCTCCTGATCTTTCAGGGCTGCTTGATTCCACTCTCCTACGGAAGGAATACCTTTAGGACCCCTATCGGCCTTAGGCTTCTTAGGATCCTCTACGTACTCCTTACAGCGAAGACAGCGAAGCTTATTGGTATCGGTCTCACGAATGACTACCATTCCACACTTGGGGCAGTAGACCCAAGGCTCGCCGCTCTTGAATATGGACTTAGTTGGATCCATTGGAGACCTTCTTAGCCATAGTCAGGTACCGCTTGAGTAGTCCAACTAGGGCGCTAGCGTTCTTGTGCATGATCTGATAGTACTGTTCCGAAGTGGGATTCTCGTCACCATCCAAGAGAGCTTCCAAGTCTTCTAGAGCAGCGTCGAACTTCGAGTAGTACGGATGACAAAAGCTGCGCTCTCGGTCGGTTGCTTCTCCTAGAACACAGAAGTCACAGGCAGTGGGATAGACGTATTCCTTTCTATCCCATACTTCGTCCTCGAACTCGTAATGTAGTCCACAAAGGGAGCACGGTGTATTCATTAGACGAGTGACATTGTGGAGGACCTTGGTCTTCGATGCGACTGCGATCTTTTCCCACTTGGTGATCGTTCCCTGTAAGGCTTCGATGTACTCTCGCCTTCCAAGAAACTCTCGAGCGTACTTCTCCATAAAAGCTCCTCTCCTAGCTCCTGGTTATGAAGTGGAGCAGGTACTCCGGGGGTGTCAGTAGAGTACCTGCTCCATAGCCATAACAGAGGGGAGAGCCAATATTATGGCTATCACAATTATATAGCAGTCCCCAAGGGAATACAAGGTTCGAAGTTGTAGCATGTTTGTCTGCGAAGTTGTACATTAACACTGCACTACTTCCAGAATCACTTCGTTGAGCATTCGGATCTGAGCTCTTCTGGTTATGAGATGTTGCAAATTCTCCTCAAGTTGTAACCTTGTAGGATCTTCTCTAGGTAGGATTGACATAACTCTCCTAGCCAGTCTTTCATAATGGTCCTGCCATTTTGTGGCTTCTTTCTTCCAAGCTAGCATTGCTGCCTCGGAAGCCACAGGGTGAAGGGGGTGCTTATTCAGCATGTGGATGTCATGTATTTCGCCTAGATGATCGATTTCAACTACATATGCCGCTTCCCTTGCTGTGGCACCTAAGTAGGCGAAATCCGGTCCATGGGTTAGTTCGGAACTGAACATGACGATGTTATGCTTGCCGTACCGAGCTTCCTTGTCTCTAGGGTCTACAGGGAACCTCTCTCGGATCATTCGGATGATCTTGACCTTAGTATCCGAGTCAGGCATCAAGAACTCTTCTGGAGCCCGCTTCTCCTTGACTGCAGTCCGACGTTCTTGTTGAACCTTTCCTCGATGAAGTGCTGTCTCTGGAATTCTCCACTTAGGGCGCAAGCTAGCGTCCTTCTCAACGTTAACTGCGCCCTTGAACAAGCCCTTACGGACTTGAGTATACAGAGTCATTTTATGTATACCGAGTTCCGTAGCTGCTTCTTCCACGGTATACATTCGTTCGCTATCCGCCATATGCTCTCCCCTCATGTCGCGTTGTAGCTTACATGATTATTATAACATGGAGAGCTACAATCCTTCAATAGGGAAACCAAAAAGAACGTTGATGAATCCGCTAAGTCTAAGCTATAATATTAGTGTACACTTAAAACGACCTCGAAGGAGGGCACATGGCAGAGGGAAGCATTCAGCCAGCTGTTGCCGAGCTGGAGAGGGCGTATGCACACTTCAACAAGGAGTTGTTTGAAGGCGCCCTGCAGAAGCCAGTAGTTGTAACCATCCAAACTTCTGGCGCGTGGAAGAGTACCCTCGGATGGACAAGATACCTCGGTTGGGACAGAACTGAGGTTGAAGTGGATGAGGTAGAGGGCCTCGGAGCAACCACTTCCAAGAAGCTCGAGGTCAAGGATACCTATGTAGAGGTGAACATCGTAGCAGAGGCACTGCTCAACGATCCCTACGGCACTCTTGTCCACGAGATGGTACATGTGAAGAACCACGAAGACGATATCCGAGACTGCAGTGCCAACGGGTATCACACAAAGGCTTTCCAGGAAGCAGCAGAGAAGGCGGGACTGATAGTTACCAAGCATCCCGTAATGGGCTTCTCTCTAACTACCTGGGGAGACAAGAGTCGGGAAGCAATGGTGTCGCTTCACCCCAACTGGGACGCTTTCAAGCTCGTCCGCAAAGACGTCACAAAGGCGTTTCCCGGAATGGCTGTTGATGGCACAGGAACAAAGGTGACAGTTCTTACTGGCGCCGATGGCCCTGGCAGTCGGGGCAAGGGTGGAGGGCCAAAGAAGTGGGCCTGCCCGAAGTGTGGAGTATCCGTGTATAGCGGAAGAAAGGAGCTCAACCTGCTATGTGGAGATTGCAAAGAGTCCCTAGAGAGAAGGTAGCCCGGAAAGTCAAGAGTGTGGTCTCTTTGGGGCTTCCGATAGTAGCTGGTGCGACTTTAGGTGTCTACGCCAAAGAGGGCTACCAGAGCCTAAGCCTTCTGACAAAGGTTCCAATTCTCGATCTGTCCTTACTAGTTAATGCTGGTAAGACAGTTGCGAAGGAAGCCTTCGAAGATATGGCTATGGACGAGGAGACCAAGAAGCAGACGGTTGATGTCGCGGCTTCCCTATGGATGCTGGGCTATGTCGCTGCAGTAATGGAGCGCAGGTTCAAGGGAAGGAAAGTGATCTACAAGGAGGTGAAAGAATAGCATGGAAGACAAAGGATACAAGCTGACGACAGTGCAGGGCGTACCTGAACGAGTTCGTCGAGGACTCTACAGAGAGATAGTAGACGACTTCCTGGCTTCAGGAGAGACTACTCAACTGGTGGAAGTCGATGGGAAGGAGATGAATCAGATCATGCAAGGGTTGCTGTACACCCTTAGGTCTGTACAGACTCCTCTCAGGGTGTTCACTCGCGTAGGTCAAGTGTACCTAACTCGCGAGGTATGAACAAGTCGAGAGGGCGACTGCGGAGCCAACAGTCGCCCTCTCTTTCTCTATAGAGCTCCCGCCCAAGAGCCCTAGTAGAGACTACGTAGGAATGTCTTCCACAGGATCAGGAACAGGAACAGGATCTGCTGGAGTCTTCGTAAATAGTTTGTCGACCACGTCAGAAGCAACGTGGAATACAGATGCTCCTGCAGTCGTAGTTCCTCCAACAACTGCTCCAATGAGACCAAGCTTAGTCAGTTTGTCCCAAATGGATGCGGATAGTCGTGCTACGATGAAAGCGTACACGGCATCAACCATAACGGTCAAGCCAATGAGAGTTCCATCCACGACCCCTAGTCGATCTGCACCCCAACCAATCGCGGCTAAGAATGCCCACACAAGGACAGATGCAGCTACCTGAGACTTAAGAAAGTCCAGTAGCTTCTTCCACTCGAAGTTATTCGTCTTCAGGCCTAGACTGACTGCTCCTATTACATCTAGGATTATCATTCCTAGGATGACTACGAACTGAGTGAACAAGGTGTTTTGTGCCAGTGCTGTCACTTTGATTCACCTCCTTATTCGAGCTCGTCCAGAATAGCCCATGTCTTAGGTCCTACGACGCCCAAGCCTTGCAACCCGCTCTTGAGCTGTAGCCAAACCACCGCCTTGCGAGTGGTTCGTCCGAAGACTCCGTCGGGGATAAGTGGAGGTTGCCATCCTGCCTTGTTCAACAGGTTCTGAAGGAGCTGCACCTCTATGCCTCTACATCCCTGCCAGAGTGCTCGATGGGTTACTAGGATAGGCTCCGAGCTAAGCTCTCCCAGATCAAGGTTTACTCGTCCCCAATGAATTCCAGGACGAGCGTTCTCTACAGCGACGGTAGTGATTCGAGCTTCGTGGTTGTATCCCATCTCTCCAACTTCGCCGTTGCCAAGATAAGCGAACATGTGGTACTCAGGACTACCTAAGAACCCCATATCTCCTGGCTTGGAAGGTTGATCAATGGGAGTCGCTATGGCTGCCCACCCTCTTGCAGTTCGTCTGTCGCCTTTGGTGATAGGACGTCCGTTGAGGTAGGCTTCTGCGTACCTGAGAGCCGCCCAGACGTCTCCGGAGCAATCCCCCTTTCTTGGATCGCTACCAACAGGATCTCCAACATCGAAGACTGGATCGGGTACTCCTGCGGGGTTACTCTCATAGCCCCACATGTAGGGGAAGCCTCGCATCTTGTACCAGGCTTCTCGGTGTTTGTCCGCCTTAGTCACAGTTAGCTCCTTTCTCTTCGTTTTCCCCTTAGGTAAATAGGGCAATCAATGCACCTATAATGGGGCCCACAAAATATCCGATAAGGCCGACAATAGAGGCGATACCCATCTTACGTCCTGTGTCTGTATCGCCCTTGGACTTAATTTCGTCTACGTCCTGGGCTATGTTATCCAGACGTAGGTCGATGTTAGATTCGACCTTCTCTAGTTCGGCTCGAGTAACGAAGTGCTTAGTCTGGTCGCTAAGAGCGTTACGAAACTCGTTCATACCTTCCAGACGCTTTTCTATGGCAGTCTCGGCTTTGGTGAGGGCCTTATCAGTAGCCGTCAAGGCAGCGTTAATGGACTTCTCTTGGGCCTTGAACTGAATATCTATCCGCTTCTCGAATTCGTCAAGAATACGAGTGAGCATTATTTCAAGACTGCCTACGGTAAAGTCTGATGGAGTCATCTCGGTCTAGGCCTCGCTCTCGGAATTTCAGTTAGTACCCATCTAGGTTCCTTATTTACCCACCTCCAGATTATCTCTCCGAAGGAGAAAGTGAGGAGAAGTTTCCATATTCTTCTCATGGCCTCACCTCCTCTCAGCTCTGTGCTCGTAGGCGATCAATGGATCTTCTAATAGCCATGTCAGCCTGAGCCTCGTCAAGTTGTTTGTCTCCCAACTCGAACTCGGTGACTTGTTCGCCAGGCTTATGAGTTATGGTCATAGGGCCTAAACTAATGTCCGTTACACCGACAGAAGTCAGTTGTACCGGGAACCTGGACAGTGTAGGTGGGTTAACTATCCCACGAACTTGTAAGTCAGGTACATTAGTTCGAGTCCGGTTATTTATCGCCAGGGTAAGCATAGCGATGGTATCTGCGTCTTGGTAAGGCAGACTCTTGTCTTGGATGGCCATCGAGATGGGCTGCTCTCTACCTTCCGACACTGCCTGAGTCTCTACAAAGGATTGACTTATAGCGTCCGCGGAGTTTGCTGCGGTAGATCCTAGAGGCTGTAGAGACTCGAACCAAACTTCCAAAGTCCATGTATGCCCTTCAGTGAGTACTACGGCTCCTGCGGGATCGTACAACATAGCTCGCAGATGGATCCAGTGTACATTGGCTGGATCAAACAAGGTATCTCCTGCCTCGTTCTCTGTCTGTCTAGTCTTGCTATACATCTCCCACTTAGTTGGAGTCCAACCAGTTCCCATAATTTGGTTGGGGTTTAAGAAGGCACAAGCACTAGAGACCGCGGCAATGTCCGGACCTGGATATGCTCCTGTATGAAGTGCTAAACCGAGCCACGCAACGCTACGAGGAATGGCTGCGATTCCTTGATCGGTCGTTACTCGATACCTCACCCAGGCCCACAAGTAACCCCAGTACCAAGAGGACATATTACAAAGGACCGCAGGCACAGCTATGTAGCCCAAGTCTATATGATCTGGTATACTTGTCACAGTAGTTGACATGGTGTAAGACTTGGTAAACTTGATACTCTTTGTTCCCTCGTAGGGAGTCTTCTCCCCAGCACTAATGACTACTCCGTTTCCGAAGTTATGCCACTTAGTTTCGTCTTCACACCACACTTCATCCCAATAGAACACTCCCTCAGGACGAGGTGTAGGCGTAGTAGTTCTGGAGTAGTATACCCGGTTAACATACATGGAACTATCTTGCTGCAAGGCTATTTCTCCCTCAGGAGTCAGTAACCTGCGTTCTGTCCCAGGAGTGTCTTCCTCCACGTCGTCGCGTAGTGCGTCCCACGCGGGCCAGTTTGCTTGATGACCGAAGTAGAAGTGCCAGACTCCTTCGATGCTTATTAGAGTCCACTGACACCCTGTTATCTCACAGAACTCGTCGAGAACGGTTCTAATAGACTTCCCCATACCTGACCAGCTGTGTAGAACTAGAGGACCGCCGTAGGTTCCAGCTGCCAGGGCTTGCCAAGTCTCTTGGTCGACTACTCCGCTTTCATGGAGGCCATGAGCAGTCTGAAAGGACTGCACAGCAGTAAGCGTCGCGGTGTCAAAGATAGCGGTAATATCCAGAGAAGCTCCGTGAGCGTTGAGAAGGAATTGAGCACGTTCTACGTACAGCCCTTGAGCTCCGTAACTAAGTGTAGGCCACACAGGAATGGACTGAAGAATGCTTGGCTCTTCCACATGACATATGATTCCTGTAGGACACATTCCAGAGGGATTCTCTATCATGCTTCGGATAGCCATACCTACTGTGGTGTTGTTCAGCTGCCACTCACAGGATATTTTGTCCCATTGAGCTGATGGGTCTTCACAGATGACTCTAGGAGCCTTTCCTCCCTCTCGAGCAGTTACAGTTCCTCGATACTCCACAGCCTTACCGTCCTCATCCTTGATGACCAAGGCAAGCTCTTCGTCCTTGTATCCCCAACGAATTACCCCGCCGTAGGGCTGGGTAGCGGTGTAAGTAGGGAGCAAGATAGTGCCAGGAGCTGCAGGCTCTATTCCAGCATCTTCTCTGTACTGTCCGAATCCTGTAGTAAGTGACTCCCACTTACGACAGGTAAGTCCACCAAGAGCGTACTCTGACTGTGTCTGAATTAAGTTGCAGTCTACATGGTATCCATGACCGTATTGCCACTCTAGAATTTGGGCCGCGTACATGCCTGTAGCCCAGGTGTTGAGCCACTCTAGAGGTGTCCAAGGACATAGAACACCTATTCGAGACCAGGTACCTATATGTTCTCCGTAACCATAACAGTATTGTGCTACGGATGCGGCAGTGGCGTCGAATTCTATGGCAAAGTACACAGGACACAAAGTAGAAATACCCAAGGCAGTTAATGCGGCCATAGCCGCAGTAGCGTCAGCGTCTCCTGCAGCCCATCCTGCAGCCGCTCTTGTAGGGTACAACCGCCACACGAACACGTGGTCTACCATAGCAGCCTTGGCGGAATCAAGCTCAGCTTCAGTAACCGAGGATAGAGTTCGAACAATGAAGTCTCTACCACAAGCTTTCATGGTATCAAAGAACTCGTCCCAGTCGCTGGGGGTTCCTCCGTACTCTATGCTTACGCCGTAGCGACGACTCATAGCTCTATGCTCCTATGTCGCAGGATACTTTTGTAGGCTAGAACCTCTCTAGTGTCCTCGGCTGCGGTCATGTCGTCGCTATGAAGCATGTGTCCAGCTACCTTAGACGAGGTAACCGTGCTCCCTGGAGTAGCCCCCATGTAACGACCTATGGCTAACTTGGGTACACCTGTCGCCGTTGCTGTAGTCGTTACATCCGAGGGAACGGTAGCACTTATGTTCGTCAGCGTAAGTGTAGTACCTACTCGCTTCAGACGTAGGAGTACCCAAGCAGTAGCCGATACCGTAAGGTCAGCTGATGTCGCTCCGTTGACTACAATACGTATCTTACCCGTACCATTGTATTGGACGGAGTAGTAGTTTGTGTCGTTAGCATCTTCACCTAGAAACCAGATACAACCCGAAGTTCCACTAGGATATAGAAC